TCTTGAGCGCGTCATCGTCCTCGAGCGCGTCAAAGCCTTTGCAGATCCTATCTAGCGCGCCTTTACGGATGCCGGTCGCGGCTTGCAGGTCGACCTGGTGAACGTCTACAGCAAGCATCGCCCTGGTAGATGGATACATGTTCCCTCCTCCTCGAGTGCTCACGCGAGAATCCCGGCGAGTGTTACGTCGACGCCGCGCTCTTGGAGTTGGTGACAGTCGCCGACGGCGTAACCTCGACCGCACGGGGTGGCGGCGACGGGCCAGCCTTCGACCATGACTACCTCGCGATCTTCGCGGTAGTAGAGACATACGCCGCAGGTCGAGCATAGAGCTGGCTTTCGTGAGTTGCGATCCTCGAGGCTTGGAACGTGTTGGCGGAGTTCGTCTGGAATGTCAACGCCGAATCGTGCGGCCTGTTCGACTAGCCACGGTGCGCCTCGCTGTTCGGCGCGCTCGAGCATGTTGTCTCGTACCTTACGTTGGAACGCGTCGGCGTTGCGTACGCGATTCTCTTGAGCGGCTTTCGCCAGTTCTGCTCGAGCGATCCGTTCGCAGAGTATGTAGGTCGGGCTATCCTGTTGCATCGATTCCCCTTCGACGTTGACGCCGTTGTAGCGCCTGCTCACGATCGTACTCTCTTTTACAGATTCCGCAACGCCGAGACGTCCGACCATTACCCGCCGCGCCCATCACGCCGCTCGAGGATAGATCGTGACCACGTTCGCAAGTGTTACGCGCAACGGCTTCGACTCGAGGATGACACGCCCAACAATACTTGTCGGTAGGCGTTGCGTACCTCGAGACTAGAGTCCCGCATTTTCCGCAGAGAGTCACCGGCGAGTTTTACGATCGATAAGCATCGCGCGGATAGCAAAGTAGATAACCGCGTCGAGCAATTCCTCTTGGGCCTCTTGCAGCAAACCGTTAGCGGATCGCCCTGGTTGCCATAACTCAAACTCGTGCAGTTCGGAGCCGACAATTACGCGTTCCCGCATTTTCTCGCGAAAGAGCTGGCCCGCGTTACTGTCGGGATCTTGAGTCAGACTCGAGAGGCCTCGCATGTATTCGGAGACGTCGTCGAGTGCCGTGTCGATAAACGGCTCTACTTCCTCCCAGCATCGTGCGCCCGTCATTACCCTCACGCCTTCACCCGGACGAACGCTCGGACAATACTACGGTCGCGAGTGCGCTGATAACACCCGCCGCCGTTGTCCTGCGAACCGATCGAACCGCTCGAAGTATTACCTTCGACGCAAGTCACGGTTTTAGCTGTAACCGATAGGACGAGGCCCGCGTGGTCGACCTTGTCGCCACGCGGCAAATCGAACAGGGCAATATCTCCTCGGCGTGGCGTGGTCACAATAGATAGGCCGTTTTGTTTTGCTCGAGCGTCCTCGAGGACGGTCATTGTGTATGCGGCGTTGCTGTTCTCAATCTCGGCGACGGCGCTTTTGCTTCCCGAATCGGCAAGGGCTACGAAACACGCCCATACGCACCATGCAAACCCGCCTGGTATCTGCCACTTTGGAATCTTTACGCCACGATTGAGCAGACGCGCAACGGCGCCCTGGACTGGCGGGAACACGTTGGAATGCGGCGGCGATTCGACCTTGCCGATCCACGTTAGCATTAGGTCGACAGCGTCGAGACGCGGATCACGCTTCACCGGCTTAGGCTTTACGGTCTTGTCAACCTTGCCAGTTTCGTAGAGTTTGCGTTCGGCGTTACTCATGAACGCCCAGACGAGGTTTAGTTCGTTCTGGCCTATCTTGCCGGTGCGCTTTACGCCGATCGCGTCCTGTAGCCATTCCACGGCGAGCAGGAAACGCCGACCACCTTCCCGCACGTCGAGATAGTCGGGAATGTATGCCGATCGGCTTTTAGCGGGTTCGACCATTAGAGCTCGTAATCCACGTTTGACGGCAAGAACGTCGTCGCCCGAATCCCAAGCCGCGTCGATTACGCGACGCAATTCGGGCTGGACTGGGTTGTCGAGGATCGCTTGGGTAAGGTCTTTCCATGTATACCACGGCGCTAGATGGTCGCGAATGGTTGCTCGAGGTAGCGTGGTGCCGGAGTTTCCGATATGCGAGTTGAGTCGTCTAGCATCTCGCATGGTGGTTGCGCCGTAGATTCCTCCGCCGTTGTTTTCTGCCTGGTCGCGGTAGATGCGTAGGACAGTCTCGAGGGCGGCTTGGGCCGAGGCTACGTCGGCGCCGACAAGTCCTCGAGAGAGGTTTCGTTGTGGTCGGAAATTTCTCATGGGCGGGTTACGATCACGAACGCGACAAGAATCGCGAGAATGAGAGCTCCCTCGAGATCCATGATTGAGACTCTGTTCGGCATGGGTTCGATCCTACGGCGTTTGTCGGATGCCTAGATCTTGCGGGTAGGATCGATACGGAAGTATCCGAGCAGAAACACGACGACGATGTAGACGGCTCCAGAGAGCTCGAGCGTCGGCTCGTAACCTGCGAGGCTTGCCAGCGCGATAAGGATCGTTACGACGGCTGCGCCGATGGTGCTGGCGACGACTTTTGGCGAGATGGTTTGCATGGTATTTCTCCTTAGATTCTGTCGCTGATTACGACAATAACGCCGGTGACGCTACCTGCAACGGCAGCTGTAGCGGCGATGACACGAAAGATAGAACCTCGACCATTGTCGATTCCATCGCGGCGAGCCTCGGCAGCCTCGAGACGACGTAGTCGACCGTTGAGATCCGTGCGGTAGCCTTCCACGCTTTCGCGTAGATCACTCATCATCATGTAAAGCCGATCGGTATCCTCGGGCATCATAACTCTGCCGAAATATAAAGACGACTGGACAAAGTGTTTCGTGCGCCTAGAGCGTAAGGTCGATATTGCGTTAGCAAGGCTGGTGCGTCTACATAAAGAATACCGCCGTCTCTACTGCCTCTATTGGTTTGGAAACCAATATCTGTGATTCCTGTAACGGATGACGTCGCAAACGCTAACTCAAAGTGCGCGATACTACTCAAAGAAACGCTCGTTGGTGCAATTCTCATTTGGACCGGGTACGCAATAAATATGTAACACGAGGACGTGTCTCGAGCCCAGCCAAATCCAAAAGTTTGCGAAAGTTGGTCGCCGCCAGAGCTGTATAAATATCTCTGGCATTTAGAAATTGTTTCTTGGATTGACTCACGCTCGAATGCGGTCTGAGTTGTGTTCTGCTCAAGTTGTACGCCCCAGAGGTCTAGGGTCCCGAGGCTTGAGCCGCAGTCGAATTGGATCTCGACGAAACTATTTTCGCCGGTTCCAATTGTCTTGCCGGAAAGGCTTGGCATTGTGAAGTGAACGTGCAGCCGTACCCATGATGTCGTCGGGGTTGCCGTGCCTAGCGTGGTTGTTACGGCGCTCGAGGGGGAGCCTCCGGTGCCAAAGTTCTGGACGGCTTTGGCGGTAATGCCGGTGGCGGTGCCTTTGATCCAAGCGGAGAGGGTACATTCCTGGCCTGCGAGTGTTCGGACGTCCTCGATGCGCTGTCCGATGATCTGCGCGGTAGCCGAGCCCACGACCGTGTTAGAAAGTCGAAGGTAGTAGCGTGGGTTCATGCCGCCGATTAGTGTGGACCCGGTCGGCTGGTCTACCCTGGTCACGGTGTGCGTTCCGCCAGCGCCAGTTTGTGAGTAGCGCCATTGGTCGGCGGTATACATTCCATCCGTGGCGATGAATCCGCCGCCGCCGCGTTGCCAGACGTCAAACGCTCCGTTTATGATCTTGTTTCGGTTTGGCAGGAAGTCGAGGTACCCGGCGAGACTGCCTGCCGTGGTCGGGTAGTCGACGAGCTGGTCGGTTGCCGACGGGTAGGGGTAGGCGGCGTTGGTGGTGTAGCTCGTCATGGTTAGGGCTCCAAATCTTCGATTGTTATCGCGTCGTCCCATTGGACGGTTGCACGGACGGTATTCCATTGGTACGGCGTCATGATGAAAGGTTGGAGAGTTTCCTCCCATTGCAACGCGAGACCGCTAAATATTGGATCGGTAATTAGCACGGTCGTGCGCTGTTCCCCTCGACGGTATGCCTGGGAGAATCCCTCAACAAGTCCCATGTAATTACCTGTAACGCCCGCTGGAGAATCTGCCGGCAATTCGGAGACGTAGAGCTGTTGTCCGATTGCGAAGTATTGCTCGGTCGCGTCCTGGACCACTTCGATACCGGCAAGGTTCCAGCGCGGTCGGCGTTGCCTGTTTAGGATCGTGGTCGCGAGCGTTGTGGCGTTAGTCGAGGACACGAGCTTGCTCGAAATCGATCCGGTGCGAACGCCGTAGCGAGACTGCGAGGTGGCGTCGTCTTTTTGGATCGTGCCGGTTTCGTATTCGACGTATACGCGGTTTGTGATCTGGACGTTTTGCGACCATGTCGGGCTGTAGACGACGTCGGCGCCGACGGTGTTTGTGCCTGCGCTCTCGACGCGCCACGCGAGACTCTGGACGCGGATCGTGCCGTCTGGATGGTCGTAAACGAACGCTTGGAAACTGGAGAGCAGCTCGTCGAGAACGCTTAGCGCCGATGCCTCGTTAGCGGTGCGCTCGGCGACGGTTGTAGCGAGGTCGGCGGTAGATAGCTCGAGGACGTATCCGGCTCCGGCGACGCCCGCGTCGGTAAAGATTCGCGCCATGCGAACGGCGAGCGTCTCTTGCGGGTAGAGCGTCGACGCGATTAGGCGTTGTCCTAGAGCGGAGAGTCTGCCGATTGCCGTCACGGTAAGAGCGTTTCCGCTTGTCTCGGTTGCTACCTGGAGAGTCATGTCGCTGATTGTGCCGGTGAAAGCGAGAATGCTGGCGGTCGAGTAGACCTGGAGCGTGTAGCCGAGCAGTTTCATGTAGGGCGATACGTCGGCGTCGTAGAACGTCACGCGAGCAGCTGACTGGGCCACGCTCGAATAAATATCCGAGCGCCCGAATACTAGCTGTACGTCGTCCGAGATTGTCGTTAGTTCGACGCTCGTCGCTTCGCCAATGACGACGCTGTAGATCATGCGCCGACGAGGTTGTAGCGGCGGTCGTACTGGTTGAGTACCTTGAGAATCTCTCGCGCAGTCGAGTCCGAGTCAATCGGCCCGTTGATTGTCACGTTTACGGTGGTGCCGCCAGACATGCTCGACAGGCCCGTCGTCCTGGTGGATAGGCTGGTCGAGCCGAGGCTCGAGAGCCACGACGGCAGGGATGGGAAGCGAATCTTTTTTATCCATTCGACGACGTCTTGGATAGCCTGGACGATTCGGTCGAATGCTCGAGCGATCGGGTCGAGCGTTGTCGTGATTCCGTTTCGGAGCGTGGTGTACGTTGTTGAGGCTACGGCGGCAAGTACGACGAAAGCGTCTTTTATGTCGCCTGCTGCGGTGATTGCGTTTCGGATCGAATCTCGCATGTAATTGATTACAAAAGATACGGCGCCGAACTTTTCCTCGGCTGTTTTGAGAGCGAGGTAGACGAGCCCGCCTGGTACGAGCAAAGGCCATAGGATCTTTAGCCATTTGACTACGAAGTCAATCGCGGCGCTGATCTCTTTCCAGTTGTCGATAAATGGTCGGAGCGCTTGCATCGTGATGCGCGTTACAGCTGCAAACAGGGTATCGACGATGTTGCGAAATGTTTCGCTGTTTCGGTAGGCAAGGATAATGCCGGCAACGAGTGCAGCGATCGCGACCACGATCAGACCGATAGGGTTTGCTGTCAGGGCGACATTTAGAAGAAACTGGGCGGCTGTCCAAGCGATGGTGGCGCCTCTTACGATCGAGGCAATAGCCTGGTACGCGCTTAGTGCAGCGTTGACGGTAATCACGGCGACGGCGAGAGCGGCGATTGCGCCGCCAATGATTAGGATCGCTTTTGTGTTGTCTTTGAGTAGGGCGGCAAGTCGTACTAGGTAAGGTGCGATCTGGGAGAGAACGGGTAGAAATGCTGCGCCGATCTGCTCTTTTGTTTCTGCGATCGTGAGCTCGAAGATCCGAAATTGTCCGGCAGCGGTTCCAGCGGCCTCGGCGGCAGCGCCGCCGGTGACTCGAGCAAGTTCGGCATTGATTCGCGCAAAGTCGCCAGACTTCACGGCGGCCTTGTCTAGTCCGGGGATTAGTTTGGCGAGAGCTGCTCCGTCACCGGCGTAGGCTTTGGCGAGAGCCTTTGATACGGTCGCGGTGTTTTTGCCGGATGCGGCGGCGACGTCGAGCGTAATCGCGAGGCCCTGTTGGGCTTTTTCGACGTTGCCGGTTACGGTCGCGAGCGTGGCGAGTGCTGGGCGTAGGTCGTCATCTGCGACGCCGGTCGCAAGGCTTAGTTTGGTGATGTAGTCCTCGGCGCTGGCGACGGCGGCGTCGGTTGCACCGGTGACGCGGCGGAGTTGTCCGGCGAGTTTGACTTGGGCGGCTTCATCCTCGGCGGCGGCTTTCGCGCAAGCAATCGCGGCACCGGCTAGAGCGACAAGTGCGAGTGCGGCTGGTACGGCGGCTTTGCGCGTGACGTTCGATGCCTTTTGGCTTGCCGTCATTTGCTTGCCGAGAGCGTTCTCGACTTTGCGGATCTCGCCGACAGCCTGACCGGCGTTCGCGCCGATCTTGATAAGTACGTTTGCTGCGGATGCCATTAGATCACGTTCGCTTCCTGGAGAATGCGGAGAACGGCGCGCTTATAGTTGTCCGTTGCCGTGGGTGATTCTGCGAATACTTTGGACGTGAGGCTGATCCAGTAGCCGTTGGGGTTTTTGGGTGCGAAACGGCCTTTGGTGTCGCCGTATTCGACCGACCAGAGAAGGTCGCCCGCGGTCGCTGCGCGCTTTTGTTTTGTCTTGCGCGAGCGGTAGGGCCTGCCTACTTTTTTTGTGCCGCCGACCATGACGACGGGCGTACGATCGGTTTTGGTTTTGATGCTTTCGGCGACGAGTCGTGTTTGTGGAGCTGGTTCCGCGTACGCTGCGATCTTGAGTCGGCGGGCGAGATCCTCGGCGCACTCTTTGGCGGCGATGCGTAGTTGCGCGTTGGTCGACTTGCGGAGTTCGACGTCGACGGTTTTGAGCGCGTCGAATAGGACGCGCATGTCGTCATCGTCGACGTAGATCTCGGAGCCGCGTGGTTTTGCCCTTGCCATTATTTTTTGGCTCGATCCTCGAGGACGCGCACCATTGTCGCAAGGTCGGAGGCGTCCTCTTTCCAGAGAACGCTCGGGGCTATCCCGGTTTCGATTGCGAGGACTGCCACTAGAGTTCCGACGTGTCCTCGGTCGTAGGGTTTGCATCTTCGACCTCGAGCGAGACGTCGTCGACGTTTTTGCGCCAAGTGTCGAACCCGATGTCTTTCCCGGTGCGAGTAGCGCCCAGCGACGCGAACGCTACGAATAGCGTCCACGTCATTGGGCTTTTTTCTGGGCTCGAGTCGAGTTTGCGCGTGTGGGCGTGTTGCTCCCATGCGGCGAGCGCGTTGATGCCACCCGTAAAGTCCTCGACGGTTCCGTCGAGGTATGTAACCTTCCCCTGGAGTCGGATCATGGGTTACGGCGTGTAGGTGCGGGTTGGGTCGCCGATGAGGGGAAACTCAAACGCAACGCTGGACTGGACGGCAACGTCGCCGCCGATCTCAATCGGACGGATCTGGACGGTGCCGGTGTAAGCCATTCCGGCGCTTGTCAACGGCTCAAACTCGAACGTCTTGTCTGTTCCGCTGTTGTCCATTGCCCAGTTCACAAAACCGGCATCGTCCGACCAGTCGGAGATCGTGTTGCCAGACAAGGCCCAAGTGACGGACATCTCTGGCGCGGGATCGGGCTCGCCGAGGGTTGGGGTTCCGTCAGTTTCTGCGACGCTTGGGACGAGCTTCGCGCTGGCGACCTGGAGGGAGAAATCCTCCGGGCCCTGGAATGTGAGAGTGCCGGGGCCTAGTCGGCTGTCGATTACTGGCATTTTATACCTCCGGGGTATTGTCGATTGTTACGGTTACGAGCAGGTTGAGAGCGGGGAGCGGTTCGGCGTTGACGCCGTTCGACCATGTTGTGGCCTGGTAGGTGTTGGTCTGGAGTGCGGCGGCGCAGTCGTCGGCAGCTGCGTACATTAGAGCGAGGACGCTTGGGCTTGGCGGGTCGGCGCTTACAACGTGGACGGGTACCTCAAGCGTTCGACTAGCGAGCCCTGTTGCGACGAGGCTGGGCATGCCGACGAGAACGCCGATCGGTGCGGGAAAGAATGCGCCAGCGTCGCGCGTGGCTGGAAGGCCTACGGCGACGAGTTCCGCGACGACCGCGTCGAGTGCTTCGGGAACGGTCACGCTGTCACCGGGCGACGTAAGCCGAGCAGGCGATAAATGTCGGCTTTGCGAGATCCGATTACGTCGCCGACAACGTCGGCACCATCGCCATACCCGGCGAATCCGCTTGGAGCGGAGCGGTGCTGGTAGAGGATCGCGGCCCAGAGGATCGCGGCATAGACGATGCTGGCGGGAATCTCGACGGAGCCCGAGAAGTCGAGGTCGGAGCGTAGGCGCTCTACTTCGCTTTTGATCGCAGCCGTGCAGTTAGATAGACGATTGTCGACTTCGATGTCGAGTTGGTCGGCTACGTCCTGGGCTTCGATCCACGGCATATTGTCCTCGAGAGTGTTGGGGGTTTGGAGTGGTACCCCGCGCGGCAGGGGAAGTGCCGCGCGGGGTTTGCGGTACGGCGAAAGCCGTCAGTATTTCGGGCTAGTCGCTCATCTTGACCGCAGCGGCGAGCTCGACGTCGGTCGTAACGAACGACGTAACGCCCAACTCGATCTGCATGGTGCCGATGACGTTGGCGCGGAGCTGGAGAGGGTTCGACTCTCGCAGTTCAACGACGTTCGAGTCGGCGACAACGATCGTGCCAGCGGCGAGAGCCGACGTCACGACGATGTCGAGGCCAGCGATCTGACCGGCGATCGTGTTGGCGGCTGTCGAGCCCGTCGTAAACGGCAACGCGCCCTCGGTTGCGAGCAGGCCAGCCCAGACGTCTGGAGCCATATAGGCCTTGTCAGGACGACGACCAGAGTCCGAGTAGACTGCCGCCGACAAGAGTCCGACGGTAGCAAGGACGCTTGCACCACCGGCGAGGGACTCGGCGGCGTTCGTGAGTGCGAGCGAGACCTTTGCCTCGACTGCCTCGTAGTAGTTGAGGATGATCTGGCGGTAGACGGCCTCGGCTACGCCGGTACCACGCTCGAGCGAGGCAACGGTCATGCTGATGCCGTATGCCCACTGTAGGACGTCGACCTCGTGATTGGTGATCGTGATCGCGTTCGACGGCGTCGGGTCTGCCTCGGTGATCCATCCGCCGACGGGCGTCGTGCCCCAGACGGGCTTGTAGAGGTGCATGCCTTCGGCTGGCATTGCTGCGCGGCGCACGTTGTTTGCCAACGGGCGATTCTCGGAGAGCCCGCCGATGATCTGGCGCGTGTAGAAGTCGGGAACGAGTCCGACGACTGCGGCGACGTCGGCGGTGTCGAGTGCGGCTTCGATCAGACGAGCCGAGGTGGCGTCGCCCTTCATGGCGCGAACCATGTGCTGGACGTATGCGTCGGCGGAGAGCTCGGCGCGGGCTGGCGTGCTGGCGATGATCGGCGCAAGATCGGCGGCGACCTGGTCGGGCGTGGTTTCCATCTGTTCCTCAATTTCCTCTGTGGGGGTTTCGTCGTGCGGGGCTGGGTCGGGGTCGAGCGTGGGGGTTTCGTCGTCGGCGGCAACGCTGGTAACGTCGGCTCCGGCAAATGCTGGGATCGCGACTAGGCTAACCTCGAGCAGACTGGCGGCGGTAACTGTTACGACGCCGTCGGTGTCTGCTTCGCCGGTGATGATGTCGGCGCCGATAGAGAGTCCTCCTCGGCTACCGCTGGCGGCTTGCTCGAGAGCGAGGTCGCCTTCGACGCCGTTGTCGATCTGGAATCGTGCGAGCGCGCCGTTCGGAGTGTCGGCGAGTTCGACGAGGACGCCGATCGGACGATTGCGATCATGTCCAAGAAGTAGCGGCGTCCGGTTGCGTGCCTGGACGAGACTTCCCTCTTGGAATCGGTAGACGGTGCCGCCGAGGTTGGCGGTCTCGCCGTATGGGACGGCTACGCCTTCGATCGTGCGGGTCTGTTGGTCTGCCGCAGAGACGTCAATGTCGAATTGGAGCACGGGTTAGATCCTTCCGGGCGTAAGGTCGGGGGTAGTGGTGCCTAGTGGTGCAATGCCGAGGTACGATCGCGCCTCGGTCTGGTCGATGACGCCAGCGCCGTACAGTCCGAGGACGTATTGGCTGGCGGCGTCCGGGTCGGTTCGTAGGAATGCCTGGACGTCGAACCGTACCTCTTGCCCTCTAACCGTCACGCTCTCGAGCGAGAGGGTACGCTCGATTGTGTTGATAAATGGCGCGCATGCCTGTTGCACAAATTGCGCCGTATTCTGGGCAACGTTGGCATAAAGCAGGGCGGAGCTGTTTCCCGTCGGGCTGGCGCCGATCATGCTAACGGGAACCTGGAACAGTCGGGCGACGTCGGTCGCGGATGCTGCTCGAGCCTCAACGAGTTGAAGGTCGGACGGGTTGAGGTCTTGCCTCGAGTATTCGACGTTCTGGAGAAATGCGATTGTGTTGGTGCGCCTCGCGGTTTGGAATGCCTCGACGACGGCGTCGGCTTCGTCCTGTCCGAGTTCGTGTCCGACGTTCTGCAAAATGCCGGCAGGGAGCTCGACGGTGGAGAGTCGGCGGGCGGCGTCCTCGAGTTCGATCGCGGCGGTTAGGCTACGCGCGCCGTAAGAGAGAATGCCCTCGTTACCGGCGTCGAAGAAGATCACCATTCGAGGATCTACAATTGTGCCGTTGATCTGGAATCCGCTAATGCGATCGTAGTCGCTTAGGTTCTGCGAGTAGATGACGTCGCAGTTTTCGGCTGGGATGCGGCGAGCCCGGACTGGGAGCCCGTCGGGGTTCTGGACTGTGGCGATACCGTCACGCGCGAGAATTACCCAGAAGGCTTGCCCGTACCAGAGCAGGTCGTCGACGGTTCCGCTAATTGTTGACGTCCACGTTGTCGACGGGTCGGGCTGGGAAAGTAGCATGCCCTCTGGGAGTTGCTCGGCGCCGCGATACCGTTCGATGTCGAGTCCGGCAATTGTGTTTACGATCAGGTTGCGGCAGGACGCGGCGGCGGGAATACCCATCGCCGTAGCGCGTGTCAATCCAACGCGGAGAATGGTCTGGAAGTCGGCGGCGTAACTCGGGCCGATGCAAGAGGCAAAAGATGCGGTGCGCTGCGGCTTTTTTTCGCCGGTGAAGATTCTCGAGAGCGTTCCCATGCGTCGGAGAATACGCCGCGCGTCGTCGTCACTTTGCGACAGCGACGAGGTGGCGGCGTCGGCTGTTTGGTTTGAGTTCGTGTCCGACTGCCCAGACCAGAGCGCGCGCTAGATAGATCGGGCCTTCGCTGGCCTTTTGGGAGAGCTGCGAATGTCCGTCTCGAGACTGGTACGCCGAGGCCATTAGTACCTGTTCGGTAAGTGTTTCGTTTCGATTGTGGCGGAGGTGTCCGGCTAGGATCGCTGCTCGAGTGGGCCCGTACCCGGCGACCTGGTCCGACGCTTTGACCTCGAGCATCGTGGCGCCTTTTATCTCTGGCACCCGGACGGTCGCGTGGTGCAGAATCGTGATACCGCGACGGTCGGCGGCGGCATCCTTGAGCCATCTCCACATTGCGGCATGCGTTGTCTCGACATGGCTACGAACGTGGACAATGTTGTCGTCATCCATAACCGCGATTACGGCTCCGATCGGTAGACCGTCGACGCTTGTCTCGACAGCGATCACGCCTGGAGCGTTTGTTGGTAGTTCGACGTCGTCTCCGCATTTCGTCCACGATTGCTCGGGGAGCCAGCTCGTCGCCGAGGTTACCCAGCGGTTTAGCATCTGCATTGCGAAATCGTTGGCGGGTTGTAGCCGGTGGAATTGTTCGACTTGTTTCTCGCGGCGAGCGTTCCAGATTGGTGAGGCTTGTCGCCACGCTTCGCGATCGTCGACGGCGAGATCGGGCGACGCCGACCACTCGAGTAGTAGGACGTCGGCGTGGTCTGGGTCGTCGAGTTGGGCGATGCCTTGCTCGCGGAAGTTGCGGAGCAGATCCGAGCGCGACTCTCCGGCTGTCGAGACGAGCCAGAGTTGGCTCGAGGTTCGCTGGAGCATGGTCGGCATGATTCCCGATACGACTACGTCCTCGTCGACGTGCCAAGCCTCGTCGACGAACGCCATAGAGATAGATAGACCCGGCCCCGCTGTCATGTTGGCGGCGGCGATCATCCACTTGGACTCGTCGGGTAGCTCGATTGATTCCTGCCCGTTAGCCTGTCGGACTTTGGCGTCGGCTTTGACCTCGAGCATGCGCGCGCTCATCTGCCAAATCTCTCGAGCAATCGCCCGGTTACTCGAGACATGTAAGAGCGTCTGGGGCTCCTCGAATCGGTCGGCCTGGAACAGTCGCCACGACATCACGCCACGCGACAGCGTACTTTTTCCGCATTGGCGGGGTACCGTAAGTACAACAACGGGCCAGCGAAGTTCGCCGGTCTCTGTCACCTCGAGAGCTCGTCGGACAACGTACGCTTGCCATGCCCAGAGTTCCATTCCAAGCCAACGGTCGAGCCAGTCGATACACTCGTCGCCGAGCGTTCCGACGACGCTCGAGTCTGGGCGTGTTTCCAATCTTGGCGGTACGAACGATGCGGGATCGGCTTCCGTGTTTTCATATCCGATCGAAAGAGCTCGAGATCGTGCTGTCTCGGTTGCTTTCGGTTTGGAGAGAGAGAGACCCAC